TCGGCCGAGCTGCTTCGTCGCGAGCGCGGTGGCTAGCTGCGTGTCGGAGCTATATGCGCCCCCCGCACTACGCCCTGCCGCACCACTAATACTCGGCAAGACCTGCGACGTGAAATCATCAATCAAGGGCTGTGCAACGCCTTGCTGAAACGCCTGCGAGGCATTAATCTGCTGCGGCCCGACAGTGGGAGCCGCACCCGGCAACGTCACATTCGCCGGCGCAGTAGGAGCCGCTACAGCCGCCGGCGCAGTCGGGCCAGCCACAGTCTGCGCCGTAACCGCTCCTGGCTGTGTGATCTGCGGCACGGCTCCCGGCGTCGGCGCAGCGTACTGCGGCGCACCCGGCGGCGCACCTCCCTGTAGAAGCGACTGCAACACGCCCTGCCCGCCCGTGATAAGTGGATTGTTCCCAGCAGCGGCCACTGTCGCATTTAGCCCATTACCGTAGAGTTGCTGGATAGTGTTATTAATCGTGTCGGGGATAAATGCGCCGCCGGTCGTACCCGGCGCAGCCTGCCCTGCACCCATCGCCTGGATGATGTAGTCCATCAACCCCTGCTGCGACGGATTGATTGTCGGCGCAGTTGTCGTCTTGACGCTTGGCGCGCTGCCGAACAAGAAGGACATCCTAGTTACTCCGAGGCGGCCGATCTAGGCTGAGAATGAGTACGTCGCGCACGCCATCCTTCCGCATCATCGCTTTCGTGATACGACCTTCTGGCGTGAAGTTCAGCGCCTTCGCGAGGAGGATCGCGGGGCGGTTGTCTGTCGGGATCATCGCCCACAGCTTGAGGAAGCCAAGCTCATACGCGCGGTGGATGGCGTACTCGATGAACGTCTTCGCGATCTTCCCGCGCGCCGCAGTGTGGAACCCACAGTGCAGCTCTCCCCCGATGCTCGTGCGCTGCATGACATACACATACCCGCAGATGTTGTTATCGTACATCGCGGCGACGGTGAAGATGTGCGGCTGGAGCAGGAAGCTCTCGAAGTTCATGTTCTCCGGCGGCGGCGCAAGGGCGTCGCTCGCGGCGTGGTAGATGTCTGGAGCGCGCATGAACCGCGCCATAACTTCGACGTTGAACAGCTCGCTCGGATAGAAGCCCTGTTTTTCCACGGCGGTCACCATTCGCTCTCGGGGATGTACCAAACCTCGCACCATCGGAAGGAGAAGGCGGGGTCGCTGCCGCTGAACTGGAGGCGGATGTACTGACTCGTCACCTGCTTCGTCAGAATACCAAGGGACGGCTTCGTGCCGAGGTCGAGCGCGCCCACCCCATACAGCTGGAACGTGTCGCCCCCGTCGGTACTGTACTCTACCATGACGTTGCCAGTGCCGTAGAGCCGCATACTGTCGAACCGCACGAACATGTCGCCCATGCCGATGTCTTTTGTCTGGAAGCGCCAGTTGATCGGCACTCCGCCATCGGTCTGCGCCTTGTAGTCGTAGAGATAGATCAAGTTCGTGTCGGTCGAGGCGAACAGGATCGACGAGACGTTGGCGAGGAAGGCGCGGCTGACCCACGGCAACGTCTGCTGCGCCCATGTACCCGGCCACGTCTGCCACGTCTGCGAGGCGATGGGCAGCACCGGCGAGGCCGAGACGAACGTGTTCGCGAACTCGCGCCTGAACCACCCGCCCTTCTCCAGCGACTGCCGCATCATGACGTTTGGCACCGTGGACACGCCCGCCGGATAGAACAGCCAGAACTCGTCGTAGTCGGGATTGTACTGGCTGAACACGCTGTCCTTCGCCGCAGCGTTCATCTCGCCGATAGCGCTGAGGACGTTGAGGAACACGGCGCTGCCCACGCCTTCGAGCTGGTAGCTGCCGTCGTAGGTGTAGATGTCGCCGTTCCCGCAGAATTGTTGGAGTGCTCCGATCTCACTCACGCTTACGGTCGAGATCACGCCCTCGCTGAAGACCACATACTCCCAGAACATGGTGTTGTTCAGCAGGCCAAGATACGTCCCGCGCATGATTGTGGTTTCGCGGTAGAGGATGAGATACGGGCCTAGCACGGTGCCCTGGTGGAGGAAGTCCTCAGTGTCGAGCAGGTCGTAGATCGCCGCGATCGAGGTACCGAGGCCCGGCGTCCATGCGGTCGGGTCGCCAATATCGCTCATCCGCACGCGCTGCGGGAACGCCGTGCCGTTCTCGACCGTGCCGAGTAGAAATAGGCTCTCGTGGAAGACCACCATCTGCGTGCAGGTTGTGTTGACCACCTGCGTTGGGAGCGCCGTCAGCTTCGTCCCATCGAAGTAGAAGAGCGGGTCGTTCTGGTTCGAGATGATCGTCCAGCCCTTCGGCGGGAAGTCGGTGATTGCGACCTGATCTGTGAGATTACCGGCAAGAAACGCCGCCGAGACGATGTTGCTAGCATTTGCCAGAGTGTGCCCAGATGGAATGGCCGGTGTGAAGACAACGTTGCTCCCGACAATACCAGTGATCTGCACCGGAAGCTGTTCGCCGTCAGTGAAGGGAATACCGAGGTAGTGCCCGACTGTGAGGCCCGCGACAGACGTTAGCGTGATCGAGGTGGTCCCGGCACTGTACGACCCAGTGTTCGTGTAGAAATTCCCGAACGGCACGAGCTGCCACTGGCCGTACTGCGACATGTAAATGTAGACGGTCTTCGTCGTGACGAGGAGGATCTGCGTCTGCCCGGTGGGGTAGAAGACCTGCCAGGGGAGCTGCACCTTCCCATAGAAGGGGGTCAGGACCGTGCCGAAAGCGCCATACCCGGTATCAGGGATGATCTGGTTGTTCTGCAGAATGACGTTCAGCATGAACGGCGATTGGTTGTCTTGTAGTGCGTCGCCCTGTACGTCGGTGCGGAACCCGCCGTCGAGCACCGGGATGTGCGCCTTCTGGTAATTCTCCTGGACAGCGAGCTGCGCCAGCGATTGGAGCGCTTGCTGCTGCGGTGCTGTGATTGCGCTAGTGCGGCCCGGCATCGCTAGACATTAGCTCCCGTTGCGTCCTTCCACGTCCCCGTCGTGCCGTTCCACCAGATCGGCTTGTTTAGCGTCGTGTCGTAGTACACTTGGCCTGTAGTTCGTCCGGTCGCCGGGCGTGCTCCAGTTGACCCGAAGTCGGGGTTGTTCCACACTCCCGCTATGCGCTGATACATCGACAAGATCGCGTTGAGGAAGGCGTCTTGGCGCGTCCTCAGGTCCGGTAATGGCAAAGAGGAGGGTAGTTTGGGCATTGGTTACAGCCTCGCGCGCATGTTGTGCAGAGACGGCAGCGCCACGCGACTCCTTCGCGAGATACGAGATGTACTCCGGCAACTGCGACCAGGCGCAGGACCGCGTTGTCTTCGTCTCGCCCGTAGACTCGTTGACGAACGTGCTCTCCCACCAGCAGGGGCAGTAGCGGCGCGCGGTCGGGTCGTTCGTCTGCGGGCACGGACCACGAATGATAGCGCAGCGTTGGGTCATGACTTTTGACCTAGAACACAGTTGAGGTATTGCGGTCGCCAACTGCCGTTGCTTGAGATGGATGTAGAAGCGGAAGAACTAGATGACGAAGACGCCCCCAGCGCTAGGCTGATAGGGTGGTTGTGCCCAAAGCCTCCAATGCCGTGCTCAGTACCGTTACCGCTCGGGCCAAGGAAGAGGTTGTCGCTAGGATTGCCGGTGCCAATGAGTACAGTGAAACTGCCCCCAGTTTGACCTGCTGCGAGCGCAACCTTGTTAGCAAACATGTCGTGTTGGTGCGGGGGTAGCTCACCAACAGTTAAAGCATGGGACCCCACAAATGAGCCTGTGTCGAATACAGAGGTTGAAGTTCCAGTGCTGACTGAGGTGCTGGCGGTCAAGCCGCTAACCAGCCAACTACCGCCACCCCCGGTGCCCACGCCGTTCGTGATACGAATAGTATAATCGTTGAGATTGACCTGCACCCAGCCAACAGGAGGCACAGTGTTGTAGAAGATCATCACCGTACCGGTGGGAAACGCCTGCGGCACGTTCAGCGCGCCGTTGGTCGTGACCTGTTGAACTGCGCCGCCGCCGTTCTTGAAGAATAGCTCCGCGATCCCGCCAACGACCTTGGTGTAGAGGATGCCGCTGTTCGCAACACTAGGCGACGGGTCGCCGCTGGCAGTGTTGTACGTGGTCTGGTTGTGCTGTCCGTTGTCGGCGGTGTCCCCGAAGCTGTGATCGATGTTGACTCGTGCCCGCACGTTGGTCTTGAAGTCGCGGATACGGTTCGCGCCGATGTTAGTGTCCTCGGTGTCGGCGGGAACGCCCTCGTAGGTTGTGTTCCACGGATCGGGGAAAGGCATTACTTGAGCAGCCTTTTGAGAATAGAGGCGCGGTCGACGTTCTTCGTCAGGTTGTTGCTAGCGGTGTGCTGCAGCGAAACCTTCTGCGTGCGGAGGCCGATGCCCTTCTTCTTCTCGCCTTTGATGTGCGGTATCTTCACGCCTTTCATGTCGCCACCACCATGTTTGCGCCATCCCATTCGAGCGTGACATAGCCGTTGTTTGTGCTGATCGTCAGCGCGGACGCACCATCGATCGTGTACCCGGTGTTGGCGTTGATTGCGATGTTGTTCGTCCCGGCCAAGCCGCTAACATCCTTGATCAGCCAACTCTGCCCCGCAGCGAGGTTTGCCAAGAGCGGCATAGTGATAGTCACGGAGCCATTCGCATCGACGTAGACCGACGTGAACGTGGTCCCTTCGACAGGGTCCGGTAGCGTAGTGGAGCCCGACTGCGTGATATTGATGATGTTCTTTTCGCTCATGCCGGGAGCTTCCTGGAGGGTGGTCCAGCCTGCGACTGGTACGACAGTGATTATGGGCGCTGGGATCGTCATGGCGCGGACATCACTGACGGGTTGGCCCAATACGGCCCAGAGGTGCTGATATCGAGATCGCGCTCGTCGAGACTGACATCGATGTCGGGCCGCGTGTCGTCGCGCTCAATCGCTTCTTCGAGCTGCTTCGTGCTGAGTTCCTCGAAGTACGCGGCGCGATCGGTGCGCCCGAGCATCTTCCAGAAGTACGCCAGCGCGTAGGAGATCAGCAGGTCGTCCTTGTTGTCGAAGTCGCTAGTCTGGTCGCCATTGCCAAGGACGAAGCGCGTCGCGTGCGTGGTGTATGAGAGCTGCGCCGTGAACTGGAGGTACGGCGCGGGGTTCATCACGATGACGTTGCCCCAGCGCTTGTAGTACTGCGGCCAGCCCGGCGGGTTCCACTCGGGAGCAGGAAACTTACGGTCGAACCAGCGCCACGGCTTCTCGGTTACTTTGCGGCTCTGCCCCATCGAAGAGAGGCCGGCCGAGGTGTCGAGGCAGAGGAACGAATGGATCGTCTTAGTCAGCGGCGGCGGCACGAGGTACTTGTCGCTAGCCGGGTCTTGAGTGAAGCCCATCAGGGCAAAGCCGACCGTCGCCATCTCGCTGAAGTCATACGAGCGCGTGATGCGACTCTGCGCGAGGTTGAGGACGTTGACAATTCGGGACGTTGATATGTCGCCCCGATTGCCAAGTCCCGCCACTATCTCGCTCTCAAGCTCCGAGAGAGTGAGGATGCCCATTGTCAGCCCGACATTTGGCCGACAGCGATGAAGTCGAACGTGCCGACGTTGTTCCCATTCGTCGCCTCACCGACGACGGCGGCAGTACCGGCGCAAATCCACGCGCGGAAGGACTGCGACGAGTGCTCCCACTGCACGATGAACTTGTTGGAGGAGACGCCGCTCGTAGTGACGCGGAGAATGCCGGTCGAGGGGACGAACATCCCGGTCAGCGCGGTCAGCGCAACCTTCGAGGTAGAGTACGAGCTGAGATTTGCACTGCCCATAACGACGCCGAGGACACCGGCCCCGCCGATGCGTGACGCTTTCGGCGTGTCGAACGTCAGAGTGATTGTGTCTGCCATTGCGTGGCACTCCTTTCACCCTGCGTTAGTAGGGGAAGCTCACATCGGCGATGTGATTGGTCGCGTCGATGTAGCTGCCAACGACCTGCGAAGTCGCGGTGGTGATGACCGTCACCTGCTTAGCCGTGGCGCTGGTGGTGGTGAGGATACTACCAGCTGCGGGGCTACCACCGGCAGCGTTCGACAGCGTCACGAGGCCGCGGATCTTGACCCAGCCGTAGTACGGACCGCCGGTCGCCGGCACTGCCACGTTCGCCGCGAGCACACCATTTGTGCCCTGCACGACGCCTGCACCGACGACGCTGTTCGCGCTATCGACCAGCGTGAGAAGATCCAGGTCGGCAGTGGTGCCGAGAACGTAGCAGACCACGTCGCCTTTGACGAGGCTGGCCGTGACCTGCCCAGTGCGCGTCGCCCCAAACTGGACGTACTTGTACACACCGTTCACGTCGTAGCGGATCGAGCCGAGAGTGTCGCGCGCCGTGGTATCGACATCGCCAATGTCGGACACGAAGGCGATTGCATTTGCGCTCATGTAGTACGTCCTTCTTTTACAGTGTTAAAGAGGTGGTGAGGGGGCCGCACCCCATTAGCAACCCCCTCACCCACGCCCGAGGACCGCCAAGAACTCTAGGGCGTGTCGATGGTGTCCAGCACGCCGAGAACACGCCGCCGCGACGTGACGAACGAACAGGCTAACTCGATCTGTGCAGCGCGGTCGTTGACCTGCTGCGGGATCGCCTTCCACTCGGTCATGTCGAAGTAGTACATCGGGTCGTAGATGAACTCAATGAACCGGGTGTTGAGGAAGTACATGCGTTGGCTCAGCGCAGGCGACCAGACCAGCGGGACACCCTTGAACTCCAGCGCGCGGAACCCAAGATCGCCCATACGGGTGTTGGTGAGGCGTAGCTGCGGCAGCACCGTGTCTTCGTAGTATTCGTTCGTGACCATGTCGGAGAGGATGATGTCCGGCATGTCCATCTTCTTGTTGTTCATGCACAGGTTCATCAAGTGCCGCATCTTGTTGATGCCGTTGGTGGAGAAGGAGAGCCCTGTCATGCCGATGGCTTGGTTCTGCCACCACGTATAGACGGACGGGTCGATGCCTCCGGCGTTGTAGGTGGCGCTGGCGACGTTCGCGCTGTCGGGAACAAGGAATTGCAGCCCGTCGATCTGCTGCGTCGCTGAACCTGAGCCACCAGCGAGGGCGGTTTCGAGGTTGTCGACGAGGCTGTCCTCGGTGTCGTCCAGCTTCTCCTGCACCCAATTGAGGATGCGGCTGTCACCGGAGTTCTGCTGCTCGTCGATGCCGTACCGCATGATGTTCGCAGCGAGGTAGCGCCATTGGTATTGGCCGACGGTCAAGAACTTGAAGTCGTTCATCGGCATCGTCTGTCCCTTGGTGATCCACTGGACAGTCGTGTTCTTGCCGTAGCGGAGATTGATTTCGAGGAAGCGACCGCCGCGAACGGGACGGAGCTTCCCCTTGTCTTTCATCCACGCCCAGAATGGCGTCGCGTTGAAGATGTTGTCTGTGACGCCGGGAAGGCGCTTCTGCCACGTCGTCGTGTAGAGGTCGTCTAGTGCTTGAGTGAATGAGTTAACCATTGTCCGTTACTCAGCGTGGGCCGATCAGCGCAGCGAGAACAGGATGGCGCTCAGAGACCTCCTTGAACGCTTCCTCTCCTGCCTGCTGCTTTGTCAGCGGTTTCGGGTTGTCGGAACCCGTGCCGTTCAGCCCACCGTAGCCGGGCAATGCCGCGAAGAGGTTAGGCTTCTTCTCGGGCGGATTGTATTTCCCGTCGAGTTCAGCCGCTTTCTTCGGGTTGACAGCGCGCACAAAGGCGTACAGCTCTGGAATGGACATAGTCGGATGGCTCGTAGCAGCCTTGACCATCTCCTCCTTCCAGTCGTTGGCGTCCTTGTGGGCACTGCGAAGTTCGTTGAGGGCGGTAGTGGCGGTCGAGATAGTGTGCTCCTGATGGAGGTTCGATAGGCGGTCGTTGATCGGCTTGATGCCGCTCTCGAAGGTCTGCCTGATGAAGTCGCCCATGCGCTGCATGAGATGGTTGCCGAACTCGGAGTTCGTCATCGCATCGATGTCGTCGGCGCTAGGGCCAGGGTCCGGTTTAGCGGACGCTGACAAGACCGTCTCGTTGAGCTTCTCGAGACTGTTCAGAACGTCCTTGTTGCCGCTATTGAAGTTGTTGCCGAGTTCGCCGAAGAACTTGTTCCAGTCTTCGCGAGAGGGCGTGGAGGAGGCGGGCGGGGGGGGTGCGTCCCCTTCTCCACTGCTTGGCTCGGGGTCGCCCTCGGCAAAGCAGAGCCACGTCTCGCGAAGAGCGGGGAAGAAGTCGGAGTGTTTAGAGCGAAGCATTCAGGCGATCCTTCTGCGCTGCGACATCGCGCACAGACTTAGCCTGCTGCGCGCGGTGAACTTCGTTGAAGATGCTGGGGAGGAGACGGTCGATCATGCCGATAGTGAGGCGTCCCGGCAGCGGACAGGTGACGACGGGAACGAGATCACCTCCTTCGACAGAGGGTTCATGGAGTTCGATGATCAGGCGGGCATTGACCACAGGTTCGCTTGGGGACGCCTCTTTCATGGGATTAGTGTGTGAGGCATTCGTAGGACTGTCAATGACTATATCCATCGGTCAGCTCCCCCACGAAAAGTAAGGCTGTTTTCGAGGTAGTCGCTCTTCATCCCGCGCTTCAGGCACTCCTGGCGCAGTTGTTCGCGCGACGAGACAGGGTACATCTTCTCGTCGATTGTGAACATGTGCTCGTAGACGGTCTCGTTGAACGAGACGGCGAGAGGCGCAGCGATCGGTCGCGCACGCGCAGCCTCGCACCGTTCGCAGGGTTCATCCTGTCTATGATCGCACTTGTGGCCGTCGCGCCACTGCGTCCGCACACGTCCGCTCATGGTATCTCTTCTACTTCGTAGTGCCAGTGTGAGAGTTTGGTGGACTCCGGCGCATTGTTGTGGCGGGAGTATGCTGCATTGCAATCGGCGGCGATGGCCTTTGCCTCGTCCTCTGTCTCGAAGTCGGGCATGCGGTCGATCGGGCCGATGCGGTTGTCGTGATGGTAGATTACGACCATCCAGCTCATTGCAGCGCCTGCGAAGGAAGTTGCGGGATGTTGGAGTTCGAGGGTTTAGGCATGTTCTGGAGTTGCTGCGCGACTTGACTCACTGGCATCGGGTTCTGCTGGGTCGTGTTCATCATCGGGTTGTTCATGATGCTGTCGGCATCAACGCCATACATCTCGTTGAGCACGAAGCGCGTGAGTTCGTGCGGGTTGATGTCGGGGTTCTTGCCGAAGAACGCGCCGTAGGTCTGGAGGGCTTTCTGCTCACGGTACTGCTTCGTCAGCGGGATCGAGCTGTCGGGGTCGATCTTGACGTTGTACTGGCCGGTTCGGAGGAGGCGTGGGTGGAACTGCACCCAGATCGGCACACCGGCGGGGCCGACGAGGTCAACCACCATGTCGCTCGACCAGTACTCGACAATGTCGTCGTTCATGTCGGTGGTGAAGTCGACGAGGAGATCGGCGCACGTGTCGCGGCGCTCGTCGATGCGGATCGAGGTGGCTTGGTTGACGATGTTCGCTTCGGTTGCAGAGCGGTCTGCGCTGCCCGGTGCGTACTCGCCGAACTGGTTCACGCCGAGGCCGAGGAGTTCCTGCACGTTCTGGGAGACGAGCCCGTCCGCCTCAACGAGACCGGCGGGCATCGGTATTGCTTCCATCAGCTTCACGGCGTTGATGTTGTTCGTCTGCACGCCCGCGCCGATGTTCTGGTCGCTGAGGAGCTTCGATAGCTCGTCGGGCGTGATGGCACCCTTCTCGTAGAGGAACTTCGTGAGCATGATGCGACGGTGGTACATCATCTGCGTGCGGATCTGGTTCGCTTCGAGCTGTTGGGGTTCGATGATGATGCTGTCGCTGATGCCCCAGAACACCTCGTCGTCCTGGTTGAAGATGAGGGGGTAGAAGTTCAGGCGCCCGTTGCGGCTGAGTTCGTCGTCTTCAAAGTAGAGCGGCTTCTGCACGTCGTGCGTAGTGTTGTCGGCGAAGGGCGCGAGGACAAAGACGGTGCGGGTCTTCTTGTCGCGGATTTCCCAGAGGATGGTGCCGTCCGAGCGCAGCTTCTCGCCCCAGGGGAGGAGGGTGCCGCCGCTAGCAGTGTTCCGAACGCTCTCGTTGATGCCGTCTTTGTTCTTCATGCGCGGATCTTCGAGGATGTCAGCCTTGGGCCGCTGATACTCGTAGCAGACCCAGCGCGCGTCGTGGATATCGATCGCGCCCTCTGGGATGATGATTGTGCCCGGGTGCGCGCAGAGCGACCACGGCCGGTTCGCGCTGACGAGGTCGTTGTACTCGGTGAACTCACGGAGCCTGCGCCCTCCGACATCAGGCTTCTCGGTGCCGAGCGCGTCGGGGGTCGGGCTGAACTCAGCGCCGTAGCCACGCCTAATACCGCCAGTGCCGAACATAGCGCCGTGGAGCACGGCCCGCTTCATCTGCTCTTTGAACTTCATCACGTCGAGCAGCTTGTTGTCCACGCGTTCGAGCAGCTTGGCGAGAAGCATCTCCTCCATGCCGGGCTGGGTCTGCGTGATGCTGACGGATGGGTTGCGGAAGTAGGTGCGCGGCACGAGCGTACGGATCATCTTGAAGTAGACGTTGTTCGGCAGGATACCGCCCTTCCAGTTGCCGCGGCCCCAGTTCCGCCAGTCCTTCCAGCGGTCCTCGTGCGCGTACTCCTTGCGGAACTTCTTGCCTTTGGCGACTTGGCCGACCCACCACTGCACGTCAACCTTGTCGCCTTTGTAGCCTTGAGGCACGTCGGTTCTCCGTTAGAGTAGGTCTACGCCGAGCAGCGCCGTCGCAGCGGCTCCACGAAGAACTTGTCTGCGTGTTGGTGTGATCATAGCCATCCCCAATCTTTGAGCTGCGCTACTTCTTTGTTGACGCGCTCGCCGATGTCGTCGCGGTACTGCTTGCCGCTGATGTCGAGTTTGGAGAGAGTGTTGTAGACACGGCGACGGGCCTCGTAGGTGTAGTCGATGCGACCAGTCTGCTCGTTTCGCCGAGATCGGCCAATAGCCGTCGCCTTGAGGAGTACACCATCCCCAGCCGCTGTTTTGTACTCGTCACCGTCTTTGTACAGATCAGTGAGGAAGAGATGCGGAAGAGTACTGTCATCGATGCCCTCGATTAGCTCGCCAGCGGAGCTAGCGTCAGGCTTGCGGATGGGCCAGGGTGGGATGGATAGACGGACGGCGATCATCGTGTCGGTTGTGAGGCGGGCGCGGCGGTTCTTGCCAGTGGCGATATCGAAGAGGAACGTGCCGAGGGGCTCATTCAGTCCTTCGGCGAGCGCTTCGACCGCGTCGTAGCCCATGCGACTGGTGGCTTCGAGCGCATACGCGCCATCTTCGCGGACGATGCAGTTGATGTCGAAGGGGCCGCGATAGTCGAGCGCACCGAGGAGCGGTTCGAGGCGCGCGACTGTATCACGAACCAGTCGATCACCGCTACCGGCGTAGAGGACGACATTCCCCATGCAGCCGGTGTTGACGCCGAAGCCGCCTGCGAGGAACCGTTTTTCTTCAAATGTGTGGTTGAACGGCTCAACGAACTTGTCGCCGTTGAACCATCCCTCCGTAGATACCTCTATGCCAGACAGGACGCGCTGGAGGATGCCATTCGACGAAGGCTGAAGTTGGGACAAACTCCGGTCCCACAGTGTCTCGCGCTTGACGACCATCGTCTTCGAGGTCGAGATATTCCCGCTCGGTTTGATCACCCATCCTTCGTTCCACGGCTGACTGTCCTTCAGTCGTTGCGCTTCGGCAGTAGAGTTGAACTCGTAGGTCTCGGGGATTGTGACTCCGGCGCGCTCGAAGACGCGCATTCCGAGGGCGCGGTCGAGTTCGATGCGGTCGAGCATTTCGCTGAGGCCCAGTACTGGCGCGCCGAAGCCTCGAATACGCTCCTCGAACTTCCCCATTCCGACACAATCGACGATGATGAGGTCAGCGCGCTTCGCAGGCGTGGGCCAGTTCGGCACGCGATTGACAATGCCGCGTCCAGCTTTGGCAAAGCGTGGCTCCGCGATGTAGACATCGACGTGGTTGCCTTCTAGTGCGAGACGCTGGGCTACCCCGAGCCCGTCGCCCTCTTTTGAGATGATGAGGATGCGGAGCATGTGGGCTAGCCGTAGCGCCAGGAGATGCCGTAGGGGGAGGTGTTGTGCGTACGCGCATCGTCGCCCGCGTGCGGGAACATTCCCTCGAAGGAGAAGGGGTCTACGTAGGCGTCGGTGGGGTCGCCAAGTTGGGGTTCGTCGAGAGTGGCGATCTGCGCCCGCTCCACGACGCTGGCAGCGTGGCAGGCTGCGAGGACGCGGTCGTCGTAGCAGCCACTGTCGGCCTCGATCTTGCCGCTCATCTGTTCGGAGAACGTCTCGCACTCGGAGCGGAGGGCTTCGGAGTAGATCGTCCATTGGCCGGAGAATAGGCGGCGCGCGTGCCCGAGAATGAGGCCGCGATTGGACTCAGTGACCTGCGTGCCGTAGTTCTGCAGCCGCGAGAGTAGCACCTGAGAGGGAGCGCCGGCAGTGGTAGTGCCGCGGTGGAGCCGGTCGAGAGGGTAGCGACCGACGAGAGCGGCAAGCGTCGTGAGGCCGTGATTGTTCCGCTCGACGTTGGTGTACGCGTAGTTGAAGTCGCGGCAGAGGTCGTGGACTACGTCGGCGAAAGTGTGCGGTTCGACCTCGGAGGAGGCCCACTCGGCAACCTGCTCGCCGGTCGAGAGGTCGAAGATCTCGATGACGGAGTTGTCGCGACCGACCCCGCCGCCGACATCGACGCCCGCGACGTAGCCTCGCCCAGGGATCGGGTGGCCGTCGAGCTTCCAGAGGAGGCGGGACGCCCGGCACCAGCGGTCCGGCGAAGCTTTGTGGTTGAGGACGCGGAAGAAGCTCGCCCCTGTGGCCTGGAAGCACTCATCGAAGGTGCGCGGGTAGTTCTCTTTGAACTTCGCGAGGTCGCCCTCGTAGTCGATGCGGATGCGCTCGCGCCGCCATGCGAGTTGGTCGAGGCTGATGCCGTGGTCGTGGTAGAGTTGGGGCTCTTCGAGGTCAGCGTCGAGGGAGTGGCTTAGCTCGAAGCGCTGTTCTTCGGTGAGCGGGATTGCACAGGTAGATACCCCGACCCATCCGTAGAAGAATAGCTTGTAGCCGTGCCCCTCGCGGGCGTTGACGGCATTGCGATGGAACCAGTTTCCGCGCCCGTTACCGGTGGACTCGACAGTGACTTCGCCCATCTCGGCGGCTGGGAGGAGGCCGGAGGTGAGGCTCGGCGCGTTCGGATAGAACGCAGCTTCCGACAGATGTAGATCGCTGATAGTGTCACCGCGCCCGAAAGAGCGGCTACCAGCCGTGCCAATCCAAAGGGATGAGTTAGTGCGCTCGAAAGTGATTGCATCGGTGCGGTCCCGTCCGATCGAAGGCTTGTCGGCACCTTCGAGTTTGAGGTTGCGGATCATGAAACGGGCGCGGTCGAGGAGGCGCGCAGTGGCGTCGGCCTCGGCAGAGACGATAACGCAGCGGCGGTTCGGCGTGGCGGGGTTGAGGCACTTCGCGACGAACCGCGCAATGACGTAGGTCGAGATGTAGTTGTGCTGCCGGATTTTGGTGATGAGATTGCGGCGGCTCCACTCGGCGTCGAGGTGCGCCTGCGCGGGCGAGAGGTGGAAGTCGATGATTGAGGAGTGCCGGTCGACGATGCAGAACATCGTCTCGATGACGGCGCGGTAGGGGGAGGGCGGAGCGGAGGAGATGGGAATGCGCCCTGTGGTGAGGATGTCGGGCGTCATAGCGTATAGTGCTTCCATGCGGTGATGACGACGACACCTAGACCTGGGCATCGACCGACATAATATTCGTTCTCTTTTGACCACATAGCGCCCCACGGCACAGGAGCATTGCCGAACATCACCATCATGTGCCGTCGAACCCGTCAGCAGCCGTGAAATTCTGCTGCTCGCTTAAGGGTCGAGGCAAGCTGTAGTCAATCATGGCGTTGATTTGAGCAAATACCGCCGCGGCTCCCGATAGCCCAACAGATTTTGCCATACCCGAGCAGTTGGCGATTAACGCCAGATTTCCAATGCTGACGGCACTTAGGCCCCCTACGAAGCTTTGTACGTTTGTATCACTCCAGTAGGGGCTTAGCGGCGACCCGCCACTGTCGAATTCGAGGAACGGCTCGACAGCAGTCCATAGCTGGGCATAGGTGGTGTTGCAATTGTTGCCGGGGATCGGCTGTCCGCCGCCAGCGCCTCCGTTTGGCGTTGCGGAGCACCCGCTGGGAGGCCCCAGCACGTTAGACATGAAGTATGGATTTCCCAGATCAATACAGAGCGGGTCGCCCGTATTCCATCCAGAAGAGACAGCCGGGTCTACGACATTTCTCATCCAATCGAAGACGTAATCAAGTTGAGTAGCCCACGTACTGGGAGCGGTCTGTCCCGAGGCCGTTGGCGTGGTCATGCCAACCTTTACAGCAAGTGCAATAGCACTACAGGCGTATGCTTTATAGAAGGTTTGCGGCGTATCGGTCTGCACACTAGACGAACTTTTCGGCTGTATGCTGATCGAGTGGAAGGCTGTGTAGAATGGATCGGTTGGGTTATTGAACTGCCGAACATCGATGACCTTGCTATAGTCGCTGGATACAGCGGCGTAGTAGCTCTTTGGCAACAGCCAGGAGGGCGGACTTCCGGGGGCCATTACCCAATTGTTGACAGTATTTTTAATTCCCCAACCTACCATGCGCTCTTCAAACGGAACGGATGACATCGTGAACGCACCGTTAAATCCCGAAGCTCCCGTCGAGTCACCATTCAGGTTCCCGAAATCTGTCTCTTGGTAGATAGTCGCGGTTGCCATGCCGAAGAAGTGGCGGTACTGCTCAGCCTCGATGTAGTAGGGGTCTTCCGTCAGTACATAAGGCAGGTAGCATATCTGCGGCGAATGCTCGTCCCCCTTCGATCTGTATTCTCCGAAAGTCGGAACAATTGTCAGGAAGCCGCCGCTAGCGGTTGATGTCTGCGAAATGGATACAGTATACGTGCCAGCAAGACCAGTGCTGCCGGTCAATTGATTTACAATCAAGGTACCGGGGGCGACGGTCTGCGTGTTGTCCTGACACGTAACGGTCATGCCGACTTTTATCAGCCCGTTGCCGCTAGGATTGCCAACGGTTAGCGTGGTGCCAGAAATAGACCCGCTCACGAAGTTGGGCTGATTAGAGCCATTTCCGCACGGCCATCCCCCGGTTTGCACGGAGTAGTGAGTTAGGGTATATCCCGAGGGACTGTCAAACGTTGTGGCGAGATAGTGTGTTATGTCGGACTTGGTATTGATGCAAGCCCCCGTTACGGCGTCAGGCAGAAACCAGCAACCCGCCTGACTCGCAAAATACTCTGCCTGCTGCAATATCGTGTTGAGGCTAGAGGCCGTTCCATTTAGGAGCCAGTCGCCCTGCCATTCTGTGATGAGTCCTAACTCGGGGCGGAATCCGCCATCGTCGCCGTGAGACTTAATGCCCCAGAGCCGCGTCGATAAAGGGTCTTGCACCATGAACGGCTGCCAGACGTACCCGTTGGGCCCGCTGGTCATCGCGGAGCCATCACCATTCGTGCCGTCGTTGGTGCTTGGAGTAGGCACCGTGGGCGCTGGCGGGATGATGACAGACCCACCGCTGGCTACGTCCGAGTAGGGTAAACCACTCCAAGGTTTCCCTGTGGAGACATTGGTGCCCGATATGCGTCCCGCCTGCTGAGACATATGGGGGAGGAAGCCATCGGAGAACACTTGCGCGGCGGTTCTGATAACACTCCGAACGGCAGACTGAAACCGCCAGCGCGCACCCCAAGGATGACGTTGTATCGTTCGTGTAGTAACCCCGAGCCAATCAGCTTGGGCCACACCTGACAACTTGAGGACAGCTGTGTACTCGGGCAGATTGCGAAAATAATTGCTAGCTACGTTGACCCCGGTGGGATCAGTCTCGCCATTCCAAACAACGGCCTCAATGCGCCCTCCGCTGGCATCGGGGCGGAAGTCCACAAACATGTGCGGCACAAGCGCGTTTCGGCAGCGGATGCAGCGCTGCGTAAAACCAGCAGTCGGCGCGGTATAGCTCCCCATGTCGGTGCCGTTGGCGATGTCGAAGATGAATGGACCGCCTGCTGGCGTACCGCCTGGGAAGGTCAGCGTCATAGTGAGCGCGGGGAGACCACCACCCCCGCCGCCGCTAGCAACGCCGCCACGGTGGAGTATCGCCGCGCCCGCTTTAGACGCGACGGTAGCAGCGGCAGCGGAGGCTATGACAGACCGTCGCGTGAGTTTCTTCATTATGTTCCTGCTGCGTTGCAATGAGTGCTGGCGGTCGTACCCCAGAAGACGTGTTGGTTCCAGCAGAGTTTGGAGCGAATGGTAATTGACCAAACCGAATTGTCGATAAATCCAGCGTCAACTAATTGAGTATGGCCATTCGAATTTTGCTCATTTACTACAAGTAGGCCGGCGCTGGTATTATTGAATATGGCGGTGCTTGTTCCCTCCGTTCCGTCTAGGTTGAATGTAGTGGTTGCGGTGGTTAAATCCACGGCAATGTTGCCTGCGTGGAAGGAATTTTGCGCAGCGGACGCGGCGAGAGAACCAGCATTGCCGCCAAACCATATCCATTGATTAGAGCCATTACCTTCCATAAAGTTATTGGCGCTACCGTTTTCTCCGAAAAGGGTAGAGAACCCCGCCCCAGTTGTTTGGTTGGCTACGATAGAAACAGAAACTTGACCACTGGCGTTTGGAGTAAAATTACTTGTGCTAGCGAGCGACTCGCCTATACCTCCATCGGAGTCAATACAAGGGAGCGTAGAATTGATGCAGTTAAAAACAAGAGTGGGAAATGTTAAGCTATGATTGGTGTCAAGGTTTCTGCCCCCGCCCGTCTGGTCATATACGGTTGCGACGCTACACGTTGTCGCATTGCAAAAGCTGCTTGCGCTCTGCCCGTTGTCGCCGCCAGTGCCGCAATTCGCCGTGTTCCCCATGCCACCGCTTGTTGCGACGAGGATATCGCACGCGTGGCTGTCCGAGGCGCGGCTGAGTTTGACGAGTGGCTGGGTTCCAGCAGCGGCGATGGCGGCGGTGTAGGCGCGTAGACCCCACCACGCGGTAAAGGTCGTTATGTCGCCGGGACCAGCGTAGGCGGCCGTTACTGTGTGCGGAGTGCCGGGGCCGGGGAAGATTTGCGCGCGGGCGTTGACGAGAAGCGCAACTGTAGCGCAGCCGCAGATGAGGGTGTAGCGCATTAGCGGAGCACCTGCCAGTTAAAGGTGTGCGCGGCGGGGGTGATCGAGGAGCCGGTGAAGTTGCACTCTTTGATGTTGACGTTGCCCGAGGTGGGATAGGCGTACTCGGTTAGGACGCCGGTGGCGGCCGGGACGAAGCCGGTGACGGCAGTTGGGTCGCCGTTGAAGCTGACGTTGACAACGTCGGTCGTGGCAACGTTGGTAGCGGCGACGGTGACGGCAGTGGCGCAAGTACCAGAGCTGATCGCGGAGGTGCCCATAGTGAAGGTGCCGCGCGCCACGACGATGGGGAAGCCGCCAGCGGTCGAGAGCGCCGTGCAGGCCATCGTGGTGCTGGTGCTGTTCTCGATAACACAGGGGGCGGTTGCGCCAGAGACGGTCGTAGTGCCGGGGGTGATGGTGGTCGCCGCGCCGCCGACTGCGCTAATGACGCCGCCTGAAGCCGTGATCGTGGTGCCATCGACCTTCGCGAGGCCGAAGACTGAGCTGGACGCTAGCGGCTTCGTGCGCCAGACAAAGTCGTCGCTGAGCCACATAGTGTCGGTCTGGGTGGCAGGCTGCGGTAGGCCAAGGCCTACTATCCAGTTAGTGCCGTCGCTATCCCACTGACTCATCTGGTTGGTGCCGAGCTTGATGCCGGTCGCGCCCGCTATGCCGTTGATGGTGGAGGTAGTGGAGGTGGCAGTGACCGCGGAATTGGTCACGCCGCTGAACGAGGCCCCTGCACCGAAAGTGGTCGTCGCCTGTGGCACCGCCAGCCCGGTGAAGGTGCTGGCGAGGATGAGTTCTTTAGAGAGGTCGGTCGAGAGGACGGTGTAGGAGTGGGTGCCGCTATCGGTGGGGGTGTTCTGGGCGTTGGTAGAGCTGATCGTTAGTGGGGCGGTGACGACGAGGTTGGCAGAGCCAGAGGTGAGGCTGCCCTCCTGCAGCTTCGTGCCGTCGTCGTAGAGGACTTTGTTCGCCGCGCCGCCGCTGATGGTCGAGCTGTTGATGGTGAGGCCACTGGCACCGCCCGAGGAGGCGATGGTGATCGTGCCGTTGCCGTTGGTGACAGTGACGTTGGAGCCTGCGGTGATGGTGGCCTTGTTCCAGTTGCCGGTGGCGGTGTTGCCGATGAGGAGTTGGCCGTCCGTCGTCACGCCAGAGGGGATGGTGCGCCCCTGGAGGCCAGTGACGGTGCCGGTGACGAAGCCACCGGAGGCAGTGCCGAAGCCGAGGTCGCCAGTGACGGAGGCAGCGACGGGCCGATCAGTGCCGTCACCGACGAAGAAGTCGCTGTGAGGGAGGGCTGGCATACCGGCCAGTGGGAGGCCAGTGGCGTTGGTTAGGGTAAGAGAGCTGGGAGTGCCGCCTGCGCCGTTGAACAGGACTGGAGCGCCGGGATTGCCCGTCGCGAGGCTTAGCGCAGTGATGTTACCGGCTGTGATGGCGTCGCAGGCCATCGCCGTAGTTGCGGAGTTGGCGATCAGGCAGGGCGCCGTTGCGCCGATGACAGTGGTTGTGCCGGGGGTGATAGAAGTGGCACTCCCTCCAGAGGTGACGGTCGCCTTGACGACGTTGCCGCTCGCGTCGAGGCCGAGGTTGCCGCCTGAGGCGATGGTGCCAGTGGCGACGCCGCTCATGACCGGGATGCCACTGAAGACTACGTTCCCGCTGAAGGTGGGCGCGCCAGTGTAGGTGCCGCTTAGGGCGTCGCCGTTGTTCTTGGCGAAGGCTCCAGCGCTGCCGACGTTGACGCCGAGCGCGGTGGCGACGTTGGTGCCCATGGCGCTGAGACCCGGCACGCCGGTAGCTCCAGTGAGGAGGAAGGAATTGTTGGCCGGGGTTACGCCGCCGAACGCTCCTGCGCCAGTGCGGAACTGGATGGAGTTGGTAGTGCCGCCGGGAGTGGCAGAGCCGCCCGCGCAGGTGAAGGCGGGGTTACCCCCGGACGTGCTGACCGTGCAGTTCGTGTTGATCGTCGAGCCGGTGGCAGTGTTAGTGCCGTCGGTCAGCGTGACGCCGCTGGTGCCGGTGCCGACGAACTGCGAGGAAGCGGGAACGGTGAAGAGGAGCGACGCTGTGATCGCTGGGAGGGCGAGCCGGGTGAGACGCATGGCTCAGTTCCACACTTCGATGGTAACAACGCAGGCTGAGGCGCAGATGAGGCTGAGGGTCTCGGCAGTGCTAGGCACGACGACGTGGGTCTGCCCGCCAACAGGGAAGGAAGCGGTGCCGTCTGTCACATCGACAGTCGGGAGGGCGGCGGTCTGGAGGAAGGAGCCGTAGGTGGGGATGACGGTGGGCGTCATGCGCAGCATTGGACAGCCGGCTTTGACGGTGTATGGCTTCGCGGTGTTCGCGGTGAGGACGACAACATCGACCCACGTGGGGGCCGTCTTGAAGTCCGGCACCTGCTGGCCCTGGTTGCGGGTGACGGGGACGAGGCGCGTGACTGCTGCGGCTGCCATGTGGTGGGTTCCTAGTGTGGGAGTTGCAACGCTGTCCAGACTTTTTCGCCGAGGAAACCGAGGATACTGAGAACGATTGAGATGAGAAGGGAGTTCTGCCAGCGGAGGCGTCGTATGTTATCGAGGTGTTGGTTAGAGACAATACGCTTCCATTCACTATGGTTTGCTTCCATGTCGGAGCGAATGTCGGACAGTTCATTCTTCGTGTCTCTACGGATTTCAATACACTCTTGCTCATGAGCCGTTTGGCGACGTTCGTTCGCTTCCACTGTTGCCTCCATCCGAAGGCGCCAGTCTCTCTCCGCTAGACGAGCGTTCGTTACGAGGATGCGCATCTCTCGTTGCCTCGTTGTAATGGACGTGCGCGTGCTGTTCGATCGTGACGTTCGCGTTCTCGAACAGCCTGCCGATCACATCTTCCGCAGTTACGCTAGCGGCCTCGCGCGCCGCGCCGTAGCCCAGCGTCTCGAAGTACCAGCGTGCGTTCTGTGAGGCGGTCTTTTCGTCGGACGAGTTGAGGCCGGTGCGTATGGCGTTGAGTGCGGTGGGCTTGAGGTTAAAGAACTCCTCGTCCGCCTGCTTCAGCAGGAAGTCGCGGTGGTCGATGTAGCGCTGTTGGCGCGTGATCCAGGAGATGGTGATGGGGGTTGTGTCGAGCTTGGCGGCGATGTCTTTCTTCGTCATGCCGCGCAGTTCGAGCGAGAGGACGGTGCGCCATTTGGTGGAGAGCGGCAGAAGGCCGTTCGGGAGAGGTTTGACGTCTTCGAGTCGTGGCCGGCCGTTGTGCCGCATGTTCTGCGCATTGCACGCGCGCGTCACGTGCGGCGTCGGCCGCAGCGCCTCCCGCACATCGTCGAGGATGTCAGTCATGGCGGTCTGGCGACGTGGGGCTAGCTGGCCGGCCTGACGAGAACCGGCCTGACGACGTGGCAGCGGCCGCGATCTCGTCAGCGCGGCGAGGTGCGAGCTGCGCGAGGCCGCAGGAGCGGATCAGCTCCGCAGTGGAATGGTGCGGCGGCACGCGCACCGGGAGTGTCTTGGGAGAGAGGCTGTCCATGTGGAAGTGTGCGAGCGGCGCGGCGAGTTGTCAAGCGCGGTGACGTGCCGCGCGGGCGCGGGGCGCGCGGGCGAGGTGCCTCTCTTGGGGAGTCTTCACTCTGCGTGCGGTTCCGAAGTAGGGTTGAGAATATAGATATACGTCTAGGGGGTCTAGGCCCCCCGGCGGAGCATTCTACTACCTCCCCGTGCGTACTAGGGGTTGAGTAGATCAGAGGTAGCACGATGTGTATCGTCTCGAGAGTGGCGATGAGAATTGTTATCATTCAAGGATCGATGGTAGTGGCGCTAGGAGCGTCGTGTGATGAGGTGTTTGTTCGGTGGTGTCATTTGACCTGGGAGCCTCGACACGTACTGGCGGCGCTCCTAGCACCTCTAGCATTGACACGGGTGCGGTGCGTTCCAATGCGGAACGAGGAGTGAACGTGCATGCTTTGTTCAGGTGCGATCGCTGCATTGGCGACGCGAGCGATCATCTGGTCTGGAGAACCGGAGAACTGAGGGGTAGGTCTATATGGGAGAGAGTGTTCTACTGGTATATAGTGGTGTAATAATATATCAACACCACACACACTGTAGAACATACCCCTCCGCTCGTCACACGCCATTCATGCCCAGCGCCGCGTTCTCCGGTTTCCCGGCGCAGATGGTCGCCGCCGGCGCTGCAGCGCACTTTCGTCGCTCGTGGCGCACAAATAGCCCTTGTAGCTCTCGCGCGCACGTGCTACATAGATGTGTGGGCACTGCCGGACAGCTGGGAAGCGGACACCCAGCCCGGAAAGGCGACTGGGGCCGTGTGGTCTAATCGCGAGATTGCCGACGTAATGCGCCTATGGCGTGGTTGGCATGGTTGGTAGCGGCAATGCGGCCCCACAACAGTCTATGGACCGTCTAGTCAGGCTCCGCACAACAAGGGAGCATGACACGATGAATGCCGACCTGTTTGCTACTCCAATCACCCTCACACTGAGCTTACGTGAAATCAGCTCAATCGGTCTTGCGCTCAGCCGCGCCATTGACTCCTATAAAGCTCAAGGCAATGCTGAGAGCTTGGATTGGTGCTTTGGTCGTGCAAAAAGCGTAAGTAAAGAGTTAGACAAACTGCACGCCATTGAACTCGCCTACATAGTAGGCGACAACGTACAGACTGAGTGCTTACAGTCAATCGCTGAAGCAGAGGCAAACTACCGCTAGACCGTCACACTGCGGAGCCTTGCTAGACGGTCCATAGGCTAGACTGGCTTGGTTAGGCGCGGCACTGACATTGAAAGGGGCAATCCTATGTCAACGCGCTTTGAACCTGTTACCACAATGCTGAACGATGTAGACGATCTGGCTGTTGAGAATGTGGAATGGTTCCTAGACCATCATCGACTAGGGATCGTGAGTGTTCGCAATGGCCGTTGGTATCGTATCCGCCGCAATGGTAAGACGAAACTCTGGAAACGCGATCAACGCACCGAGATACCGTGCAAGGTAGGCTTCAGGGAATGTTTCACTCTCCGTTGGGATACCAACGGGCGATACATTCCTAGCGAAACTCTTGCAGCGGAGAATTGAAGCATGACACGCGAGACCGCCGCACACTGTGAAGGTTTCACAGAACGCTACGAAGCAGACTGTGCCGCATTCAATCTGACGATCCTCATTCGTCCCGGCACCGATCTTGACGACACGTTCACAGCATTCGATCCCGAGTGCTGTGAATACGTGCGCATCAGCGGATGGCTTTGGACGTTAGAGCGAGTGGAGAATTGAAATGAAATCGATGAAGCTAACAGACCGTATGATCTTCCTGGCCGCGCGCTTCGAGCGACGGCTAGATGCCCAGCGTTGCGCTAATATGCTGAATAGACTCACTGATGTGAAAGAGGGTGAAGATGGTTCATTCTCAGTGTATGAGTGTGAGAATGGCGCACTGCCGGGACTGACAGCGGCCGATATGAAGCGCATCCGCCAGACGCTCGCGCGGCTGACCTATCTACATAAGACTTACTACCCCTAACCCCACCACACCGCCGCGCCTTTAACCAAGCCAGTTTAACCAGAGGAGAGAAGAGCATGACTTGTGACCAGTGTGAAATGCTAAGCATCAACGGTGTAGCGTGTCACGAACACGGTTGTCCTAACATCGACAAGCGTTACGACGCTTTGGAAGATCGCTGGATACTTCAACGAGACTGCTTCCACTGCGGCTGCACCGTTGATTACGACGATCCGTGCTGTGAACAGGAGTAGCCCCCGATGATACACACCGCCTAGCGATCAAGTTCGATACTGGAAGGACACAATGGCATGACACTCAAATCAGCTATCGAAACAGCCGGTCGTATCACCACCGGCAACACCAAGATGCCAGGGACATCGTTTCCCATTAGTGCCAAACGTTGCCAGACTGGTAGCAAGCTCGCTGCGGTTGAGGGTAGCGTCTGCAGTAAATGCTACGCGCTGCGCTTGCAATCGTTTCGGCCAAGTGTGGACAAGGGATGGGAAGCCAACTACCTAAAGTTCACGCGTATGCTAGAGACTAACCCGCAGGGATGGGCCGATGCCGCTGCATATCAGATCAATCAGGCCATTGCCAAGGGTAGCGAACCGTACCATCGCTGGTTTGACAGTGGGGACTTACAGTCTGTGGCCATGCTGCGCGCAATCGTGCTGGTTTGTGATGTGACGCCCAACGTTCGCCATTGGTTGCCCACGCGTGAAGCCAAGATCGTAAAGGATTATCTGGCGCCCTATGGCGAGTTCCCGAGTAATCTTGTTGTGCGTGTATCCTCCACAATGATTGATGATCTACCACGTGGTGGCTATTCGCACACGTCAACTGTACACAGACATGGCCATGAACACGCTGGCCAGGAGTGTGAAGCTAGCAAGCGCAACAATCAGTGTGGACCATGTCGCGCTTGTTGGTCTCTCAAGGTTAGCAATGTGTCTTATCCGCTTCATTAAACCCTCAGAGTTAGCGGCGGATGTCGTTAGGAACGCCGCAAGCCGATTAACCAAGCCAGTTTAACCAGGAGGGAAGGGAGAGTATCATGGAAAAGTCACTTCGTGACGCGTGGATTGATGATCTACGTTCGGGTAAATACGAACAAGAGCAAGGTAAACTTTATGATGGCGGTAATGGTTATTGCTGCCTTGGTGTTCTATACCATCAAACATGCCCACGTTTGGGTTTTAATACACCTCATAGCGTTCTTAATGACGAAGAGTTTTCGAGGGCAGGTTGCGAGGTATTGGGCCTGCCAGTAGAATATATGCGCACGTTGGTTAGAATGAATGACGGAGAAACTGAGGATGGACTAAGCTATACATTCGCGGAAATCGCCGACGATATCGAAAATAACCTGTAAGTCGACCAACGGCCAAAGCGGCTTAGAGAGCATTGGTGAAGAGCGCACTTCCTCGGGAGTGCGTTCCTACCAGCGCTCTTGCTGGAAGAGGAGACCAAGATGGCGCTCTGCCCTATATGTAACGGAAAGTGCTATATCATCGCAACGCGCGACGATGGTCGAGTCGCAGTAGAACGGTGCGACACGTGTTGCATGCGCTGGCTTAGTGACCTAGATGCAGCACGCCTAGCTCTATCAGATGGGATAAAATGCAAGATAGGGCATCCTGCCTATGTGGAAGAGGAGCCAACTCCAGCTAGCGAGGATATTAAATCATGACCACCGCACCAACTGGCGAACTGCTCCTGGGCTACTGCCTCGGAGCCGTCGCCTGTGCGCTGTTCGCCGACGTGGGCGGCGCAGTCATCGTCGCACTCATCGGCATCGCACATATCTGCGTCGTGCATCTGTCCAGCGAAGAAAAGGAGTGATCGATGAAAACCCCGCCCACCTACAAGCGCTTCAATCCAGCCTACTTCAAGCTGGTTGAGAAGCTGGAAGAGAGCCTAGAGGTTCCAGGCCCGCCAGTCTCGCTCGCGTTCCTGTCGCGCCGACAAGCCAACGCGGCCAAGGCCGACATCTACCGCTTCCGGCGTTTCCTGGAGAGCGTCGACGACAGCGACAAGTACGCCGCGTCCTTGTACGCGACGCTGAACCAGTTCAGCATCTGTATGGAGACGCTCGATGGTGAGCCGCACCACGGCGCGACCCGCCTTGTCTTTACAACCAATCCTCTCGCCGACGCACTGAAAAGGGCACTTCCATGATATGGTTCCTCCTCGGCCTCTCCGCGGGCTTCACATGCGGCGCTGTGTACGTCGCCGCCATCGCACACCACATCAGACGTTGACATCCCGCACGTGCGGGAGTATCTATCCACTGCCATGCTGACGATCACGCAAATCTCTTGCACCCACTACGCTCTGCGATGGGGCCATGCCACCCTAGCCACCGGCTCCCTCGCAGCGCTGCGAGACTGTCAGTATGCACTAACCCGAAAGGAACTTCACTATGCCACAGCGTCTCAAGATCGCCGACACGACCATCGCCGACGACCACAACAGCATCAAATTCGAGTTCTACGGCGACAGCGTGAACGGTAAAGAGCAGGCCGTCATCGAGACCGCCACTGTCGACATCACCGCATTCCCCGCGCCCCTCGTCAACCACCTCGCCTGCGTCGGGTTCGCCTCGGTCGCAGGACAGAAGTACCGCCGCAGCGACACCGATGACGCGCCGAGTGCGCAGGTGGTCGTCGCAACGCTCGTCAAGGCGTTCGCCGACGGCACCTGGACGCCCGGTCGCGAGAGTGCGCCACGTGAGCCGACGCCGTTCGTGGAGGCCCTGAGCCGCCTCACGAACACGCCGACGCACGTCATTGAGCACGAGATGAGCGACAACAAAGTCAAGTGGACCAAGAGCTACGTCGCCGAGGTGCGGCGCGACCCGCGCGTTGCGAAGGTCGTCGCCGAGATCATCGAGGCGCGGGCCAAGCGCGACGCTGCGAAGGCCAAGGAGCGCGGTAAAGGCGCAGCGCCTAGCTTGGACCTTGGCGGGCTCTTCAGCGCCCCAGCGCCCGCCGCAGCGACTCTTGAGTAGATCAGAGGTAGCACTAAGCGATACAACCTCAGCGGGAGGGCGGCCCTCGCGGCTCCCCTCCCCTTTTTTTCACCGCAGCCATGCGTTTCTTGCATTGCAGCCCTCTCTTGGGCGGGCGTACTATCTCTTGGGGCCGCGCCACGTCTGCGTCGGCCGGTCTGCAGCGGCCGGTCTGCGTCGGCATCGGGGCCGCGCCACGTCATCAGCCCGGCCGCTCGGGAGCGCCCGCATGGACCTTATCCTGATCATCCTCATCATCCTCCTCATCTTCGGGGGTGGCTTCGGCTACTACGGCCGCGCGCAGGGCTGGGGCAGCTTCGGCAGCTTCGGCATCGTCGGCGTCGTGCTGGTCATCCTCCTCCTCTACCTCTTGCTCGGACACCGCATATGAACGCCCTCGACGCCTTCCTCGAAACCGTCAGCCGCGACGCGGCGCTCGACCGCGACGACGTGCGGCGCGGCGACGCGCTCCCGGTCGCCCCTCGCGCCACCCCGCGCTCCCTCACCCTACTCATCACCGAGTGCACGTGTGAGTGCGGCAACGTCATCCGCAACGTCAACCCCGCAGTCAACGTCTGCTACGCTGCGAACGAGAACAGCATCCACTACGCCCGCCGCTCGCTGGAACGCTACGGCATGTTGCCGCGCGAGAAGAAAGTGCTGACCCGCCGCATTCCGTTCTGCGAGAAGTGCTTCTAGATGCCCTCCACCTCCCGCCTCCCCTGGTGGGCCGCGTGGTCCCTCGCCGCCGCTGTCGTCGCCGGCTTTCTCGCAGCGTGCTTCCGCTTCCACAACGACACTCTCCTCACCGCCCTCATCACGATCGCGACCGCCGTTGTCTCGTACTACTTCGGCTCCTCGTCCGACAGCTCGAAGAAGACCGACATCATTGCAGCCGGTAGCCCACCGCCGACAGCCGCTCCCGGCCCACCTATCTCCGCAGAACTTTCCAGCGCAGTCGAGACACTGCGGAGCAGCGTAGGAGCACCGACATGAACGAAGGTCACGACCACGTACTCCTCGCCATCGTCTCGACCCTACTTCACCTCCTCCCGAAGATGGAGCAACTCATGGCAACAGTAGCCGACATCAACGCGAAACTCGACACGCTGACGAGCGACGTGCAGGCATACATCGCGGCGCACCCAGCCGACGGCGGCGTCGCGACACAGGCCGAACTCGA